CGATACTTCATCTTTGTGTAATCGTAGAAGAGTACATCTGGGTTTGCCTCAATAATTGACTTATGTACCTTTGGATCAATGTCAGAAAGTACATTAAGACGAATAGCTAAAGCATTACCATTCTTTTCCGCTATCTTTTTCAATGAGAATATTTCTTCATTAAGTTTGATTGCAAATGCCTCTGGTTCGCGGAACATGGCCTGAGTCATTCTAAAGCTACGCAGACGGGTTCCCTTCATAGCGTCTAAGTCTGCTCCACCACCATAGGCAAAGTAACCGCCAGAAGTTTTACCAAGGCATTCTTGAGCGCAACTTGCAGAGTTCGGGCAAGTACTAAATTTTTCAGCTTTGAATGCTGGTGATATAGCCAGGCCAGCGCTTTCAATATTGCGCCCATCTGGTAACTCAATAGGTACGCCACCCTCAACACCAGTTTCAGTCTTAAGCAACTTGCCATTAGTAGTCAGTAAGCGTTTAACTTTTCCATCAACGCCAGTTCCAAGAATTGGTGCTAATCGTTGATTTGCTAAAGCGGCCGCATTCTTGACATCTTCTGGATCAAGTGTTTTGATCCAATTCATTGCATCATCAAATGATTTTGTAAAGCGCTGAGTTGATGGCTCAAATGGAAACGGCTGGGCAATTAAATCTTTAAATGCCTGGTCAGAATATACTTGTCCTTTTGGAACATTCTCAGATACATATTGCTTTAATTCTTTTTGTTGAATTCCAGTTAGCTTGGTGCCTGTTTGTTTTTCAACTGCTTGAATCATTTTAGTTGCTGACATACTCGATGCAATGCCATCCGCAACAATCTTCTGTACTACCGGAAGACTCTGTGGATCCATCTTACTTAAAGCAATTGGCTGGGCCGCAACTGGTGCGTTTACTGGAGCATCTCCAACTATCTTCATGCTCAAACCAACTGGCATACCTTTTGTAGATTTTATTGCTTTTATTAATAATTTTGTTCCTTGTACTGCCGCCTCTGGAACGCCAGGGGCTGGTAAAAATTCACCAACCATTTGGCCGTACTGTGCCATTCCCTGTCTTTCCGCTTGATTAGGTGCGTTAGTAGGAACAACAGGAGCCAATGCTGGAACATTAATATTTGTACCAGGCACTCTAAAACCTTCCATGCTAACTTGCTCAGTTGTTGGTAAGGTTGTTGGTTGAGACATTCCCTCTAAGAATGCACTTATTCTTGATGTGTTGTCTGGGTTGATAAAAGCATTTTTTAATCCAGTAAAAATACTTTCCACATCTCCACCAATACCCATTACTTGAGAGGTTGCTCCTCTTGCTGAACCAGCCAACATATCAGCAAGTGCCATTAATGGCTTATCTAATCCACCAGCTTTTGCTGATTGCTCTAATGTTAATCCACCGCGCCCAACTCTAACTTGAGATGGTTCTGGTTGTTTAGTAAGACCTGGGGTTTCTGGCATAACATCTGTTACAACTGGAGGCTCTGTATATCCAGTAACAGTTACTTGGCCTGTGCGTTCACGCTTTGGTCCAGCCGCAAGCAAGATGTCTTGATTTACTTGTGGCGTTTGAATAATATCATCTGCCACTAAATCATCCATAAATCGTTGGTCAATCATCTTGTACCCTTTTGCAATCTTCGTATTGCTTTAATCTCTTCAGAATTAAACTTATAACGCTTTAAATCATCTTCTGTATATTCTTTTGATGGATCATAATTAATTCTTTTTTCATCAAATTTCTTTTTAATTCTTTCTTGAGATTCTTTGGTTTCTTTAATTTGTAATTGAACTTGCTTATCATCAATTAATTCATTGGCAACTGCCATAGGATCAAATGGTTCACCAGCATTGCGTGCCTCTGTTTGGCGTGTAATTAATTTAGCTTTGATATCAGCCACAGTTTGCTTTTCTAATCCAAAGCCTGGAGCAGTCATATCTGGCACACCCAGTTTATTCTGAATAAATTGATTTGCTCTGCTCATCTCAGGATTATCTTGGCGTACATTTTTCTTAAGTGCGTTTGCTTGTTTCCAAGAAATAACTTTAGATCTAGCTAGATTATCAAAGTAATCTTCACCAACCTTTTGACGATCCGCTAATGACTCTAGCTGACCCATCAACTCTTGGTTGCCGCCGCCTGTATCGCCATTAATCATTGCTTTGCGCTCTTCAATGCTGATATCAACTCCAAGCGCCTTTAACTTACTTAATCCATTTTGACCGCTAATTTTTCCTGTATAGATCTGTTCACGGATATCCATTGCCTCATCGTAATTCTTTTCTGTTGCGGCATCGCGCGAGCGTTTCCACATGACGGCCTCTTCTCCGAGTCTGTCAACATATGCTTTACGCAATTTGTCTTTATCAACAGTTTTAACTAATTCATTAAGATTACCAAAGTCACCAGCATTAATACGCTTAATGCCTTCAGATGGTTTTGTGGCAAAGTCAGTATTAGTTGTGTAATCAACAACTGCATTTAATACACGCTTTTGAAAAGCATCCATTGTTTGTTTAACATACTCTGGGTTTCCAGTTGCCTTTGCAATTTCATATACGCGACTGCGCTCAACCTTAACGCGCTCTAACAACATGGCTGGATTTTTTTCAGCTTTAAATGTATCAGCAATAATTGTGGCTGATGGAGCAATAGAATCTTCAGCAAGAGCAATCTGACCTTCGCCATAAATCTTGGCATAGTTCTCTGTAGCTTTTACATATACTGCGTTAGCGGCAGTAGCCATAGAACTGCGGAACTTCAAACCTTCTTCTGGATCAACAGATCCCAAAGCCTTAGCATAACCAGCAGTCATTGACTTGATGGTTGTTTGCACTTCCTCAAGACTAAATGATCCAGAGTCTACTGCGGCGCTTAATAGGGCTAACTCTTGACGGCCTTTAACCTCTAACTCGTTACGCAGTTGTCCAGCCTGTATCTTGCGTGCGGCATCACCAAAATATGTACCAGGTTTAGCAAACAACTCGGCCGGGCTTTTACCCTCTTTCATCGCAGTCATGACTTGTTCTGCGGTTGGCTGATTCTCTGCGCCATATTGCAAACCCTGACGCTGGGCATATTCAGCCGCATTCTTAAAAGCAAAGTCAGCTAATCTATCAAGTTGTGATCCGATTACTTGTTTTTGAATAATGCTTTCTTTAATGTTTGCATAATCCATACGCGGAACATCTGCTGGCAGATATCCCGTTGGTTGGTATATTTGTAGTTCAGCCATGATTTAACCTATGCTGGTGCTGGAGTAGAGAAGTCATAAACTGGTGCTGATGTACTTGGTGGCCCACCTAGTTTTGAACCAACTGCAAATGCCTGGCCAACTTTACCAATAGCCTCATATGTACCAGTTCTTGCGGCAGTTGATCCAGCTTGCTCATAAAGAGATGCTTGAATTAATCCACCTCTGCGTGTCATGTCAGCATTATCTAATGCAAACATAAACTCTTTACCGCCACGGGTTTGCGTAATTTGTTGAACTAGTGCGGCAGAACCTTCAAAGCCTTGTGTGCCACCAGCATAACCACGAGCAACAGTACTAGCTAATGCGCTATTTGTGCGTTGCAATATTTGATTAGCTTGTAATTCGTATTGAACTGCTCTGCGACCAGATTCAATCTCAGCCTGTTTTGCTTGCATTTCGTACATCTTCTTTTTATCTTGGCCAGCCTCATATGAACCATATGCGCTAACCAATAACAAGCTAATAGCAATAGTTGCGCTTACTGGCTCTTGGTATTTTTTACCAGTAAGTTTATTAGCCGCTGGGCCACCAAATGGATCGCCAATTGGGCCATCAAAGTTTTTAATGTCTTGTCTTGAGAATCTCATTTTTATGTCCCCTGATGCGTTGATACTTTGTACTCTAAACCAAGCAAAGTCATCTTGAGCGGAACATCTTGCTCAATCGTAATCTTTGCGTCTTGTGTATATCCTAATAAACCATGAACAGTTTTTGTCCCTGTGTACTCAGCTACTGGCTCATCTAAGATATCTCCAAACTCTCTAAATGGAATCTGAATATTATTAATCTTCATGTGCTGAGTTTTAGATACCAATGCGTTTACCTCAACAATGCGCTTCTTAAATCCAATACGAGTACCAGTTTGTAATTTAATATCTACTGGCATTGTTACCGCACGAACATTGATAGGTAGACCAACTTCATAACTAGTTGCTGATGAGCGTGAAAATGTAACTGTGCCGCCGCCTGGTACTGTTTGCTCTGCCATGACTGCGCCATCAAGAATAGTCTCAACTGTTTCAGTAGCTAGATGGCTCATTGATACAGATGCGGCCGCTCCACCAGTTTTGGCTGAGTCTGTAAATAATTCATTTTCAAATACTTCAACATAGTATTGATTGGTACCATTTACATTGCGCTTGACTACTGTGTATATGGTTGAGATATCTACACCAACATCTACAAAAGATCCATCTACAGTAGTGAATTTAGATGGAGCAATTACATTCTGGGCGCGTAATAAAGAGAATACTGCCATCGTGCCATCATCTGTATTGGTGATAAGCAACAAGTCATTTTCGTCTGTAGCAACAGAACGGCGTAATGCCATGCGTGATGGTGTTCGTAGTAGGTGACCAGCAAGCAATGAGATCTTGGCAGTCACATAGGTTAACTGTGTATCGGTATAGGCAAACTCATTAAGAGACTTACCCTGGCGTTGAACAAACAATGTGCCAGACTCTAATTGCTGAACTCGGATACCTTCTTTAATGCCATTACGACTTGCGGTCTTAACAAAGAAGTTGGTAGGAGTGATTGGATCTAGACCATTCTGCGGTACATAGAACTCGCCACCAGTTGTAAATACTTGTAAGTCGCGGCCAGAGATAATATCAACGATAGCGTTGAAAGTATTGGTATCTAATGTGGCCTCAACTGCGTCATCATCTAAGCCTTCTGTACCCAAGAAATCAAAGAAAAGGCCAACTTTAGAACCCCATATAGTACTAGGGCGAGACTTAGAACCACCAAAATAAAGGCGGCCTTCATGGAAAGTAACAGAGCGAGGATAACCGCGTGTGCTACTCCAAACATTTTCGTAACCAGATTCATATTCCCAAGACCCATTTGCAATAGCTGAAGTGTTAAAGAATGGAAACTCTGTAATTGCGTCAACAGATGTAGTTGAGTTGTACTTCATAATCTTAGCGCGACCCTGTGGGGTTGCATTGACATATTGCCCAACGCTACCAGAACTAAACACCGCAGATGATGCGGTCAATGTAACCTTACCAGATACCGCTGATGGTGTCAGAGTACCGGCTGGGTTAGTAGTGGTTGCAGTAAATGCATATGATGGATATGTATCAAAAGTAATTGTGCTGGCAGTCCATGAGTAATCATTAGCGCCACGAACAATCTTAATTGGAGCCACATCTTGGTGAACTACAATCAATGTATCAGCAGACTGAGTCCATACAATATTGCTCAATAAAGAGCCAACTAGGCCAACTCCAGATGTGCTTAGGTAGGGATTACCAGTACCATTGATATTTGTAACAAGAGCCTCATTCTTAAATATGTACATCCGATTATGCGTAAAGCAAAGCATATAGCTATCAGATGTAGAGAACTCAAACTCAACCAATCGTACGCCATTAGCCGCTGACTCTGTACTGCTATTTGGGAGGCTTGAAAGGTACCTTAGACCAGGTCTACGGCGTATACCACCCTGTGGCTGGCATACTACATTTGTAGCCTCTTCTAGAGCGTTAGCGTAAGCAGTTAAATCTACCCTTGCTCTAAGCAAAGGATCTAATTCACCAGTAGAAAAGTTTGTCTGTATTGAGACAAAGCGACTCATTAATACCTCACCGCAATAAGAGAGAAGTCATTGATAGCATTTGTTGGCTGATTAAGACCATCAATATTCATTGCTTGACGCAGATATCCTCCGCGGCCATTATCGCCTGGGCCACCAATTGCAACAGATTGCCAGTACTGGCTTTTATCTGTTTGGTCTGTAATTGGTAATGCTAGATGCCATGTCATCATGTACTTGAGCAATTGCACAAAATAGCTTGGCAACTCAAATTCTGGCACTGAGTATTGATAATCAATGTATACAGTTTCGTAATCAGTCAACAGTTTGCTACCCATAATCCGATACTCTTTACGCGGAGGGATGCCTGTTGCGCTTGTGTCATAAACTGCTCTAGGAGATCCTATGCGGTCTCCTGGCAATTGGTATTCGTATTTGTACTCATTGGTTGGCGTAGTAATCAACCTAGCAATTGAGGATTTTTTAAAGCTAAAAGACCAGGGATATAACATCAGAGCCTGGTTCTTGATATCGCCATATAAGCGATCGGAGATAGAGGCCTCGTCTGTGCCTTCATCAAATGACGAAATGGGCTTTGCGCCCAGCATCACTAATGCATCAGAACATATCGATAACGATGTATCACCAGCGGCCATTTAATTCTCCAATGTAATAATGGGCTATTTCCTGTTTTACCAGAAAATAGCCCATTTTGATACTAGATACTATTAGTCTGTATCTGTTGCGCTTACAGTTGTACCATCAGCAATATCAACAGAAGTTGAAGTTACTTGGTTCACATATGTCAAAACTAGGCTAGGCGTAGTTGTGTCATAAATAAAGATGATATCGCCAACTTTCATCAAGTCTTTTAATGCCGCAAAGTAACCAGCGGTATTAACAGTTGCTTGTGTATCAGCAGTTTTATACAAGAACATCGCTGGTGCATTACCAGACTTTGATGCTCCAATGTTTACTAAACCAGTTGCAGAATATGCCATTTCAGTCTCTCCTTAGATTAAGATTCGCGAGCGGTGATTTGGACAATACCTTCAGCATCGATAGCAATTGCACCAGCAGAGAATACAGAGTTCACTAGGAACGATGTCTTTTCTGGGATGTAATTGATTTCTGTGCGTGGGGCAATACCTTCAGCATAGCCGATAGAATCTTTGTGGAAAGCAAAGCAAGTGCGGTCTAAAGAACCATCAACTGCTAAACCACCTTCAGAGCGATCGCCTAGGATGTGGAAAGTAAAGCCTAAGAAAGTATTGATTTCACCAGCAACCAATGCTTTAACAGTATTGAAGTCAGAAGATGTAACGGCAGTCTCAGACAACAAAGATGCTAAACCATTAGCGTGAAGAATAATGTGACGGCCTTCTGGCGGTACATTGTTCTTGTCCAATAGCTTTTTAGCTTCGCGCAATTTAGCCACATTCATGTTGGTATCGCTACCACCGATATCGTTAGATACAGTTAATGATGTGCTTGAATTAGTTAAAGCATCAAGAATCATTTGGTCTTGACGGCGGCCAATGGCGTTACCAAGAACTTGAACTAACTCTGAACGCTCGTCAAAGTTAACTTTAGCTTGTGAAAAAATATCGCTATATTCAGCGGCATTGTAATCAGCAAGGGTACAAGTTACATTTGAGAAAGAAACATTTAATGGGGTTACATCAGTTTGGCCAATGCGTGGTGTAGCTACGCCCTTGCCAACTTTAGGGAACTTAACAGTTGAGCCTTCAACTCCTCTGCGCTGACGAACGGCACCTACCAACATTGCTTTGCCCTGGTAGGACTGTTTTACCTCAGCATCAAAGAGGGTTACAAAGGCGTTTGATAAAGATACGCTCATTTGAAATCTCCAAAATAGATAAAAATAAAAAGGG